ATCTCCATACTTACATCTACCTAACCCCCCATCTCCATACTTACATCTACCTAATTCATCCCCACCCCCTTTTATAGGAAACACCCCCCGTCAGGAGTCCCAACCTCCCCCTCTTGCTAAACTATAAATTACGTGTATAGTTGCGGGCATTCCAATCCTGGTGCATCTATCCCATGATTACAATACAGCCAAACACAGAACACCCCCTCCCCTACAGTCTGGAGCCGGACGTACCTGTAACAGACAAAGATAAGATTGCTGTTGCTGCAAATACTGCTGCCCTTATTGAGCAGCTAGGTGGTTCGTTAGATTTCAGTCCTGAAGATGAACACAAGGCCCAAGAGCTGATCAAAGGCACACAACGTGTTCAAAAAACAGTAGTCAAACCGGGTGTTGCAATAAAGTTAGCCGCAATACTTACACAGTACGATCACCAAGTCATTAGTGACGTGCAGCAAGCCAGAACATTCATTACAAATCGGCTTATAGAATTATGTACATGCGGCGACCCAAAGATTGAAATAAAAGCTTTGGAGTTATTAGGTAAACACAGCGATATTGGTATATTTACGGAACGCAGTGAAGTAACTGTGCATTATAAAAATGCAAGCGATATTGAAACGTCAATTGCTGAAAGGATCAAAAGACTGCTGCATTCGGATACAGTTGATGTTGAAGCAATACCCCTTGATGACCTGGATGCACATTTGGGAACTCCTGATATTTACGACATAGAAGACGATGCAGCACAGACTGAATAACATATCTTTGGCTAATATAAAAAAGATAATGCCAAAGCTTTCTGATTCGGAAAAGCGTAAATTAGATGCTGAGCTGGCGTTGTTTGAAAAATTAAAAGAAAGAGAGCTTGCTCAGAGTAAATTTATTAAATATGTGCAGAAAGTTTGGCCTACGTTTATATTAGGCAGACACCATCTCAGAATGGCTGCGGCTTTTGAAAGAGTAATAGAAGGCAAAACAAAACGATTAATTATTAATATGCCACCCCGCCATACCAAATCTGAATTTGCTTCTTACCTTTTGCCTTCCTGGTTTTTGGGGAAATTTCCTGATAAAAAAGTAATCCAGACGGCGCACACCGCTGAGTTATCCGTAGGTTTTGGTAGAAAAGTGCGCAATCTTGTTGATCAGGACAGTTATAAAAATATTTTTCCCGGCGTAGGGTTGCAAGCCGACTCAAAAGCTGCGGGTAGGTGGAACACAAACAAAGGTGGTGAATATTTTGCCATAGGTGTAGGCGGTGCGGTGACCGGTAAGGGTGCAGATTTGCTGGTTATTGACGACCCGCACTCAGAACAGGAGGCCGCACTAGCTGCAACCAACCCAGAAATCTATGATAAGGTGTATGAATGGTACACTTCAGGCCCAAGACAGCGTCTGCAACCGGGGGGATCTATCGTTATTGTGATGACGCGATGGGGTTTGAAGGACTTGACGGGGCAAGTGATCAAAAATGCAGCCCAAAGAGGGGGAGATGAGTGGGAAGTGATTGAATTTCCTGCAATTTTGCCTTCTGGAAGCCCACTTTGGCCTGAATTTTGGTCGTTAGACGAGCTTTCTGCACTAAAAGAGGAGCTTCCGAACGCAAAATGGCAGGCTCAGTACCAGCAACAGCCTACTTCTGAAGAAGGTGCTATTGTTAAGCGTGAATGGTGGAAGGTTTGGGAGAAAGAAGACCCTCCAAAGTGTGATTTCGTCATACAGGCATGGGACACAGCGTTTGAAACAACAAATCGTGCAGATTATTCTGCATGTACAACGTGGGGTGTGTGGACTACAGAAGAAGGTACCCCCAACATTATCTTGCTTAATGCCTTTCGTGCACGACTTGAGTTTTTTGAGCTGAAGAAAAAAGCAATGGAGGCGTATAAAAGTTACGAACCCGATGCGTTGATTGTAGAGAAAAAAGCATCTGGCATATCACTCTACCAAGAGTTGCGGCGAATGGGAGTGCCGGTATCAGAATTTACTCCGAGCAAAGGCAATGATAAGCTAACAAGGCTTAATGCAATCTCAGATATCATTCAAGCAGGTCATGTATGGGCACCTAACACAGGTTGGGCTGAGGAACTCATTGATGAGGTTGCATCTTTTCCTGCGGGTGAGTATGATGATTATGTGGACTCAACTACGTTAGCGTTAGCGCGGTTCAGACAAGGCGGATTCCTCCGACTGCCTACGGATGAGCCTGAAGCGATCAACTACTTCAAAGGCTTCCGGGCTGCGAAGCGTGGGTACTACCTGTAGGAGAAAGCATGGAAAAAGCACTTTACGCGATGCCTGTGGGCATCGAATCGCTGGCAGAACAGGAAGTCCCTATCGAGATTGAAATCGAAGATCCCAAGAGCGTAACCATAGGGGTTGGAGATGTGGAGATTTCTTTAGGGGGTGAGAGTGAGAGTGAGGAAGAAGAGTTTGATTCCAATCTTGCCGAGTACATGACAGAAGCTGACCTGCAAAAAATTGCAGGGGACATCATGGAGCTTGTGCAGACAGACATCACCGCAAGAAAGGATTGGGCGGACACTTACGTAAAGGGTCTGGACGTGTTGGGCCTCAGGTACGACGAGGTTACCGAGCCTTGGGATGGTGCGTGTGGTGTGTTTTCCACACTTCTTACGGAGTCTGCGATCCGCTTCCAGAGTGAGTCGATCATGGAGACGTTCCCTTCAACCGGGCCTGTGAAGACCAGTATTGTGGGTGTTTCTTCTCCGCAAATGGAGGAAGCCGCAAAACGGGTCGAAGCGGATATGAACTATCAGCTTACAGACAAGATGCCGGAGTACCGCTCAGAGCATGAACGTGCACTATGGGGTGTGGCCCTTGCAGGTTCTTCGTTCAAGAAGGTCTACTACGACCCATCACTGGAGCGGCAGGTGTCGTTCTATGTACCTGCCGAGGATGTCATCTTGCCTTATGGTGTGACCAACATCAGGCGTGCAGATCGCCTTACGCATATCATGCGCAAGACCAAGAACGAATTGCGCAAGCTTCAGGTAAGTAGGTTTTACCGGGATGTTGATATCGGAGATCCTTCGGCAACCCAGACCGACATCGAGAAAGCTAAAGCAGAAAAAGAAGGTGTTGATGCTATAAAAGACGAGCGGTATCAGATCTGTGAGGTACAGATTGAGTACGACCTGCCTGGATACGAGGAAGAGCTCCCCCTGCCTTATGTCATCACCATCGACAAAGGAACGGATAAGGTCCTGGCGATTCGTAGGAACTACAGGGAGGACGACCCTAAAAAACAGGCGCGTCAGCACTTTGTACATTACGTGTACATACCCGGCTTTGGGGCTTATGGTTTTGGGCTGATCCATATCATTGGTGGCTACGCCACCGCAGGGACAATGCTGATTCGTCAGTTGGTGGACGCAGGGTCCCTTGCAAACCTCCCCGGCGGGCTAAAATCCAGAGGGTTGCGGATCAAGGGAGACGACACGCCTATCGCTCCCGGAGAGTTCCGTGATGTGGATGTCCCCTCAGGATCCATCCGGGACAACATCCTGCCACTGCCTTACAAGGAGCCAAGTCAGGTGCTTCTTGCCCTACTCAATCAGATCACCGAGGAAGCCCGTCGCCTGAGTGGTATGGCTGACATGAAAATTAGTGACATGTCGAGTCAGGCTCCGGTGGGTACCACCCTTGCCCTTCTGGAGCGGCAGCTAAAAACAATGGGTGCTGTGCAAGCCCGCATCCATGCAGCGATGAAAGAAGAGTTCAAGCTGCTTAAAGAAATCATCAGGGACTACACTTCGCCTGATTACAGTTACACCCCCCAAGATGGGTCACCTCAGGTCAAGCAGGAAGACTACGACCTCGTGGAGGTGATACCCGTATCCGATCCTAACGCTTCGACGATGGCCCAGCGGGTAGTGCAGTATCAGGCTGCTTTGCAGCTAGCTCAAGGAGCCCCTCAGTTATACGACCTGCCACGCTTGCACAGGCAGATGCTTGATGTGCTGAATATCCCTAACGCAGACAAACTTGTGCCCTTGCCTGATGACCAGAAACCCCGTGACCCTATCACGGAAAACATGGACGTGCTTAAAGGAATGCCTGTAAAAGCGTTTATTTATCAGGATCACCAAGCACACATCACTGCGCATATGACCTTCCTGCAAGACCCAAGTATCATGCAGGTCATTGGGCAAAATCCGATGGCCCAGCAGATGCAAGGTGCAATGATGGCTCACGTTGCTGAGCACTTAGGGTATAGGTACAGGCAAGAAATTGAGCAGCGCGTGGGTGCACCCTTGCCGGGTCCTGACCAGAAGATCTCTGAGGCTGAAGAGCTTGCGATGGCAAAGTATGTGGCGCAGGCTGCACAAGAAGTGCTTCAGATACACCAAGCACAGGCTGCACAGCAGCAGGCTCAACAGATAGCACAGGATCCGCTGGTGCAGATGCAGCAACAGGAGCTTCAGATCAAGGGTATGGAGCAGCAAAGGAAAGCTCAGAAAGATCAGGCCGACGTGCAGCTTGCTGCACAGCGTTTGGACGTGGAGCGCCAGAGGATTGCTGTGGAAGCTCAGAAAGAAGGTATACGGCTACAAAACCAGAACCAACAGAACGAACGAAAAATTCAGGCTGATCTTCTTAAAACGAGGATGAAACCGTGACAGAGTACAAGTTATTTGGCGACTATTTGCTGAAAAAACTTCGTGACCGCGAAGAACAAATGAAGACGCACATGGCAGAAGGTTCCGCTAAAGACTACGCTGAATACAGATTTCAAACGGGCGTTATCAAAGGTCTGCGCTCGGCTATGATGGACATTCAAGACCTTTTGCAGAAATATGAGGTTAAAGATGACTGAAGCAACCCAACTGCCGACTCCCAAAGGGTACAAGATACTTTGTACACTCCCAACTATTGAAAGTAAATTTGATAGTGGTATTCTAAAAGCGGACACCACCGTCAAGTATGATGAGCTTTTGAGCAACGTGCTCTTTGTCGTGGAGTTGGGCGACATGGCGTATGCAGATCCCCAGAGATTCCCCACAGGTCCGTGGTGCCGTAAAGGGGACTTTGTACTTACCCGTGCAAACACGGGTACAAGGCTGCGGATTCACGACCGTGAATTCCGTTTGATTAACGATGATTCCGTTGAAGCCGTGGTGCAAGACCCACGCGGCATCCAACGTGCATGAGGTGAACTATGGCTCAACTAGACCGTGAAGAATACAAGTTTCCTGATGAGAAGCAAGAAGCAAAGGCTTCCACGGAGGACGCTATCGAGATTGAAATCATTGACGATACTCCTGAAGAAGATCAGGGGCGCAAACCACTGACCGAACCTGTTGCGGAACCCACAGACGACGAGCTTGCCAAGTATGACGAGGGGGTTCAAAAACGCATTAAGAAACTGTCGCATGGATACCACGATGAGCGTAGGGCCAAAGAAGCGGCTTTGCGTGAACGTGAGGAAGCGCTCAAGTACGCTCGTTATCTTGTTGATGAAAATTCAAAGCTCAAGGACAGTCTGGGTGGGCATACACGGCTACTTGTAGACACCGCAAAACAAAACGCAGCGCTTGCACTTGAAGATGCAAAACGCAATTATCGTGCAGCCTACGATGCAGGGGACGCAGAAAAAATTGTTGAATCCCAAGAACAACTTACGCAAGCAAAGATTCGCTTGGACAAGGTGGAGAACTTCCAACTATCTTCTGCATCTTCCCCCGCATCCGTAACCAAACCTCTTCCTGCTGAACCTGTTGCAGACCCTAAAGCTGTAGCATGGCGGGAGCAGAACAAGTGGTTTGGGCAGGATGAAGAAATGACGAGCTTTGCTTTGGGGGTGCATGAGAAGCTCGTGAAGAGTGGGGTTGACACGCAGTCTGAAGAGTACTATGATCGTATCAATTCCCGCATCCGCGAGAAGTTTCCTGAGAACTTTGAGGCACCAAAGAGACGGACGAGCATCGTGGCCCCTGCATCGAGAAGTGTTGCACCCAAGAAGATCACACTGACCCAGACGCAGGTAGCTCTTGCTAAAAAGCTCAAAATCCCTTTGGAGTTGTATGCCCGCAAAGTAATGGAGGCCCAGAATGGCTGAGAACCGTGTCGATCGCGAACTAGAAACCCGTGCTAAAGCACCCCGCAAGTGGAAACAGCCTAGCTTGCTGCCAGACCCTACGCCTGAGCCGGGATATTCGTACCGTTGGATACGTGTCAGCACCCTTGGTGCCAGTGACCCAAGGAACGTTTCGACCAAACTCCACGAAGGTTGGGAGCCTGTACGAGCGCAAGATCATCCTGAAATCACACAGTATCTTTATGGTAGCGAAGATCGCTATAAGGACAACGTGGTGATTGGGGGTCTTATGCTCTGCAAGACACCCACTGAATTTGTAGACCAGCGCAATGCCTTTTATCAAGAACAGGCTGATGCGCTGATTCGATCCGCAGACAACCATTTCATGCGCCAGAATGATCCACGGATGCCTCTCTTTGCAGAGAAAAGGACCGAAGTCAGCTTTGGGCGTGGAACTTAACTTAAACGAGGTCAAAAATGGCTTATCCCACTGTTGACGCTCCCTACGGTTTTAAAGCTATTAATGAACTTAATGGTCTACCGTACGCTGGAGCAACACGACAGTTCCCGATTGCCAGAAGCTACGCTACTAATATTTTTTATGGAGATCTAGTACAGCTTCAGACAGACGGAACTTTGATTCTAACGTCCTACTCCGCTGCTTCCAGTCCCACTTCGGTGATCGCTGGCGCAATTGGCGTGTTTGTTGGCTGTCAGTTTACGAACCCAACGACTAAGCAACTTCAGTTCTCGCAGTACTATCCTGCTAGCACTGCTGCTGACGACATCCTGGCATTTGTTGTGGATGATCCGTTTGCTTTGTTTAAAGTCGTCATGGTTGGTCAAACTTCCAGCGAGAGCAACACTGCTTCTACGGTTGGCTACGCTAACCAGTCGTTTATTGGAACTAACGTGTATGCAGTTACCGGCGTTGCTGGTAGCACGAATACAGGTAATTCTAAGATGGCTGTGTCTGGTGACGGCCCATCAAATGGCACAGGTAACGTTCGCGTTGCCAGCAGTTCGTTGCCCTTCCGTGTGGTATCTGTTGTACCCGAGACTGCATATAGCGTGACTGGTACTGGCACTTCCGCTAGCACCACAATCACTTTGGATGCGGCTGTTACTGGACTTCAGGCTGGTATGGCAGTTGTTTGTCCCACAGCTTCGGCTGGTGGGCAACCCGGTAACTACAACTACGTTACTAATGTTAATGGCACTACCGTTACTGTAGGCAAGACGCTTACGGCTTCTACTGCGGGTTCTCAGTTTACCTTTATTGGGTATCCTGAAGTGCTTGTTAAGTGGAACCAAGGCTGGCATAGCTATCAGTACGCTACGGCGCTTGCGTAAAGGGGAACATAAATGGCTATTTCACGCGCACAACTACT